AGCCGATACGATTTGGATTCTCGGTCGTCAACAAGACAAAGATGGTACAGAGATTGTTGGCTATAACTTTATTATTAACGTGGAAAAAAGTAGATATGTTAGAGAAAAATCTAAAATACCTGTTACTGTGTCTTTTGATGGTGGCATTAACAAGTGGTCTGGTCTACTTGATATTGCACTCGAAAGTAATTTCGTATCCAAACCTAGTAATGGTTGGTATGCCAAAGTAGATCAAGAAACGGGTGAAATCTTAGATAAGAAACGTTTTGCAGATACACAAACAGAGGAGTTCTGGAAAGACATTCTTGCTGATGAACGTTTCAAAGAATTCGTAAGGAAAAAATATGAAATCACTTATAGTAGCATTATGGGGGAAACTGTACCCGTGGAAGAAGAAGCCGAAGTATCAGATTAATGAAGATTTTCGATTTCTAGATTCTGATCACAACGAAATATCAGACATCAGCATACTCAGAGGCAAGTATGCTGGTGTCATTTATCGTTATGGCAAAGCAAAGATTGTTGAAGAAGGAAGTTTTGCCAGACTCTCATTCGATTATACAATCATCAATCCGTCATCTTTTGACATGAATGACTTGCAAAATGATGAAGAGTTTGTTACAATGATAGGTGACATACTCACAGAAATATTTTTGGAAACACCTAATGAAAAGACTAGAAACTACGATACTGAAGAACTTGATTTTCAATGAAGATTATGCAAGAAAAATTTTACCCTTCATAAAAACAGAATACTTCACAGATAATATAGAAAAAATTGTGTTCAATGAGATTGGTGAACACATGCATCAATTCAAACATCTTCCAACCTACGAATCACTTGTAATTAACTTCACAGAATCTAAAAAACTTACAGACGATCAAGTTCGTGACTCCGTTCAAATGATTCGTGAAATCAACGCAGATAAAGAAGAGCCGACTGATACGGAATGGCTCATTCTACAAACTGAAAAATTCTGCCAAGATAAAGCAATCTACAATGCTATCATGAAGTCAGTCAAAATTCTCGATGATAAGAATCACAGAGAAGATAAAGGTATGATACCAAAGTTATTAAGTGATGCGCTTGGCGTGTCATTTGATCGGTCAGTAGGGCATGATTATATTGATGACTCCGACAATCGGTTTGAGTTCTATCACCGTCATGAAACAAAGATACCATTTGACCTTGATTTGTTCAATAAGATTACCAAAGGTGGCTTACCAAAGAAAACGCTAAACATTGCACTTGCCGGCACTGGTGTTGGTAAATCTTTGTTCATGTGTCACGTTGCAGGTTCTTGTCTAGCCCAAGGTTTGAATGTATTGTACATCACACTTGAAATGGCCGAAGAAAGAATTGCTGAACGTATTGATGCCAATCTTCTGAACATTGATATTGCAGACTTGAATTCAATTTCAAAGCAAGACTATGATCGTAAGTTCTCTGCACTCAAAGTTAATACACAAGGCAAACTTATCATTAAAGAATATCCTACCGCAGCAGCATCAGCACTCCACTTTCGTGCATTGTTAAATGAATTGCAACTCAAGAAAAGTTTCCAACCTGACATCATCTTCATCGACTATCTTAACATTTGTGCAAGTGCCAGAATCAAGCCCGGTGCTAACGTAAATAGTTATTCTTATATTAAGGCGATTGCAGAAGAATTGAGGGGTCTAGCGGTCGAGTTTGATGTACCGATAGTATCTGCGACACAGACAACTCGTTCAGGCTTTACCTCGAGCGATCCTGGGCTTGAGGACACGTCAGAATCGTTCGGGCTGCCAGCGACCGCAGACTTTATGTTCGCTTTGATAAGTACCGAAGAGTTGCAACAATTGAATCAAATAATGATCAAGCAACTCAAGAATCGGTATAATGATCCGAACTATTTCAAAAGATTTGTCGTGGGTATTGACAGAGCCAAAATGAAACTGTATGATGTAGAACAGGCTGCACAAGATGACTTGGTAGATGCTGGTCAAGTGCCACCAGACAAGCCACTGAATACATTTGGTGAACGTGAAAGACAGTCGGGAATGAAGAATAAGTTCGGAGGCTTTAAAGTATAAATACTCTAATAACAACTGAAAGGATGTTAAAATGAGTGCAGTCTCCGATAAATTTGAAAATGATGTAGCAGCGACAATAAACAAAGTTCCTGGAATTAAGGCAGAAAGACCAAAAGTAAGCACGGCTTATCCCGATGTAAAAGTTGAATATAAAAATTATAAAGATAACAATGCAGTTTGGGTAGAAGTTAAAATGAATCATACAGACAATTTGATGAATCCAAGATTTTCTTTTGTCGGTGGTGAGTGGATAGTTCCAGAATCTTATAAATCTCCCGCCACTGACCTGCTCTGTAATATATGGAACAATAATGATGATGCAACTGAGTGGTTGTTGAATTTACAGGCTTTTTTGATTGTTAATAAATGGAAAGGTGACATTGATAAAATGACACTTCACTCCACAAAAACTGAACGAGTAAGAGATAAAAATTCTGTTCCTGTTCCTTTAATGAAAAAATATTTACAATCATTACCAAACAAAAATATTTGTAAACAAGACAACGTTGATATAGGAAATTTAGTTTCAACACATTATTTAAAAGGTAAAGCAGCCACAGCATATTATCTAAATTCTGGAAATGATTTTTATCAATTTAAATTAACCGGTGTGAAAAACAACCCGTTTAATATTCCAAATGTTCCTGTATTTGAAGGTCGAAATAGTATTGTTTTACGTGTGGGTGATCGAAGTGACAATTTTGAAATTCAAGCGGAAGTTAAAGTTAGAAGATTAGATGAAAGTCCTTATAGTGCTTCTCCATCCAGTAAAAAGCCAAATCCATTCAGATTCGTCAACATATGAAATTCATGGACTATCTAAAAGAAAGTAAAGAAGCAAAGAACCTTCATCTGGAACATTTGGAAGATAACGTTCTCAATGCCGGTGTTTCTGGCGCACGTGAGTCAATAAACTTTCTTCGTTCATTGCGTAACATGCTTGCTGGTCACACAGGCTCAAAGATAAACGTCACGACTAAATGGGATGGTGCACCTGCTATCTTTGCTGGCACAAATCCAGAGAACGGTAAGTTTTTCGTTGGTACTAAATCAGTGTTTGCAAAAAATGCAAAATTGAATTATACTGATGATGACATTGATGAAAATCATCCAAGTGGCGGCTTGAATGAAAAACTCAAACTTGCACTTGCATTCTTACCTAAGTTGGGTATCAAAGGTGTGTTACAAGGTGACATGATGTTCAGCAAAGGTGACATCAAGACAGAGACAATTGAAGGTGAAGAGTATATTGTTTTTCAACCAAATACAATTGTGTATGCAGTGCCAGTGGAATCAAAGTTAGCAAAAACAATGCTTGCTGCACAGATTGGTGTTGTGTTTCACACATCATATTCAGGTAAAACATTAGAGACAATGAAAGCATCATTTAACATTGACATCGGGCATTTGAAGCCAACTAAAGATGTGTGGTTTCGTGATGCATCATTTACTGATGCATCTGGTTCTGCAACGTTTACCGCAGAAGAAACAGCAGCAATTACATCTATACTATCAAATGCAGGGCGTGTGTTTCAGTCTATACCTGCACTTACGTTAAATCGTATTGCTGCATCGGAAGTGTTTCTTACACAAATCAAAACATTCAACAACACAAAAGTTCGTGAAGGTAAAAAGATTGCAGATACCAGAGTTCATACACAAGAACTTATAAACTACGTTGAAGCAAAACTGAATAAAGAAATTCTTGCGGCTAAAAAAGAGGATACAAAACAAAAACGTATTAAAGAAAAAAATGAAGTGATGCGTTTCTATCGTTCAAATGCAATTCAATTAAAACAGATATTTGATTTGATGAACTTGATTGTTGATGCCAAGTTGATGATTATTCGTAAACTAGAGACAATCAAAAGTATCGGTACATTTGTTCGAACAGACAATGGATTTCGTATTACAGCACCAGAAGGTTTTGTTGCAGTTGATCATCTTGGTAAAGCATTAAAACTGGTAGATAGATTAGAGTTCAGCCATAAGAACTTTACAGCACAGAAGGCATGGGATAAATGAATTACGACATTAATAAAATTTTAGCAGAATATGGTGACGATGATTTTGGATTCAGTGCAGTTGATGAAGTTGAGTATCAAGCAGTCATTGCAGAGAAAGATGAAACAGTTGAAGAATACAAAACAC